AAGGATATATTATGCGTAGAGGAAACAAACCTGAAGCAGAAGACTATATAAAGGTAAGGTTAGAGTTTCTTCACGAAGAAAAGAAAAAGAATGATAATCAAACTGCACATCTAGTATTAGATAAAGCAATTTATGAATTAAGTATTGTTCTTGATCTTTTAACAAGAAACGGAGTTTAGCGCAGTCTGGTAGCGCATCTGCTTTGGGAGCAGAGGGTCAGAGGTTCGAATCCTCTAACTCCGACCAAAAATATTCCGGCGTAGCTCAGTGGTAGAGCAGTTGACTGTTAATCAATTGGTCGTAGGTTCGACCCCTACCGCCGGAGCCAAGAAAGAAAAAAAGATGTACAAACCTTTACCAGACTTTTTAACAATTCATAATTCTGATATTGAAGGACTAGGACTGTTTGCATGTAAACCAATTGCAAAGGGTACTGAATTAGGTATGTCTCACTTTCATTGGGGAGAAGAACTAATAAGAACCCCTATAGGCGCATTCTACAACCACTCTAGCGAACCTAACATAGAAAAGGTTAGAAGAGATAGTAGATACTTTATTGTGGCGACCAGAGACATTAGGTCGGGCGAAGAAATAACATGTGAATATACTTTTTATAATATGGAGTAAATAATGAGAAATCAAGTGACAGCAAATAAAGATACATGGAACACTGATAGTGATGGTAACATTCGTTTATCAACTACTAAAAATTTTAAAGAGATGGGAATTCAACAAGCAGACACTTTTGCTGCAATGGAAATTGATGGTAGTGTAGTATTGGTTAAAATTGAAATGACACTTAAATAGGCCCGTCTAGCTCAGTTGGTAGAGCAACTGATTTGTAATCAGTAGGTCGGGAGTTCAAGTCTCTCGACGGGCACCATTTAATATTGGAATTGTAATGACCGAAAAAGAAAAAAAATTAATTTTGCTTACTGACTATATTGAACAAAAAGTCAGAAAAGAAAAGGAATTGGAATATTACTTAAAACAACTTGACAAGTTGAAACAAAAAGTATATTATCTGAATCAAGAAATAAATCTTACTAATTTAATAATTGATATGGTTAACAACGAGAGTGTTGTTGATATTCGTGAACAGTTGTTGGACAAACAGCAACAAAATCTGTTAGGAAGAAATAAAGATGACTCAGAAACCTAAACGAAAGCGCAGAACTAAAGCAGAAATGGAAGCCGCTCGAGCAGCCACACCGAAGTTTCGTGATATCTTTGACCACTTGGAAGAAGATATGCCAAAGAAATCTCCAGTGAAGAAAAAACGAAAGCGCAGAACAAAGGCACAGATAGAAGCCGATAAGAAAAAGGCGCAATCACAGGAAGATGAAAAGTGGACTATTCCACAGAACAAAACTGTGTATTATGACCGCCCACCTAAAACTAAGGGCGCAAAACCAGTTTTAAAAAAATATCCAAAACCAATACCCAAAGCAAAGTTTGATGATTCTTTAATTTATGAAAAATTAGAATTTCCTGGCGATATGATATATGCAAAAGCAAAAACCAAAGCAGAAAACTTTCATTTGATGTATTGGAATTCTATTGACAAAGACTGGAATATGTTGTATAATGGACGTTACAATGATACACCCAAACATTGGAAACACTTTGAAAAAATTAGAGATGATGTTATAGAAAGTAAAAAGGAAACTAAAGATGTCGGAAAACGAAAACGAAGTAGTAGTGGACGAAGCAAAGCGAAGTCAACTAAAGGAAGATCTGTCAAAAAGAAAGTGCCTTGTAAAGTTTGAAAAGGCTGATGGAACTATTCGTGATATGATGTGTACTACAAATCCACGTATGATTCCATATCCTGATAATCCAACTGAGGCAGAAGGTGATATTCCAAAAGAAAAAGATGATAATCTTATTGTAGTTTGGGATTTGGAAAAAGAAGGTTGGCGCTCATTTAGATTTGAACGTCTTCAAAGCTGGGCGAGAGGATTAGGCTAATGGCTAAGAAAAAATCAAGAGATCAATACGTTTCTAAAGGTGAACGTAGAAATGTTGCAAAGGCTGGATGTACCAAACGTGCAAAGGGTACTCTGGAACATGCATTAAGACAACGCAAAGCGTGGTCAGAAGGTAGGAATGTTGTTTTGACTATCGACAATCCAAACAAGAATGAAACTAATCGTAGGAAGATTAGAATTAATGCTCGTGAAGTCTGGGGTGATCCAAAGAAACAGCGTTCCTTCATGATGAAGGATGCCTGATGGTAACTTTCAATATCAAAAACCTTCATAAGAATACAGCCTCTCTGTTTGTTGCAGAGAGGCATTACTCTGCTGTTATGCCCAGATTGACTAAACACTATCTTGGGTTTTTTGATAATGATGTATTAGTTGGTGTGTTGACACTAGGATGGGGAACAAATCCTATGGGAACAATTAAGAAAATGTTTCCAGATTTAACTACAAAAGATTATTTTGAAATTGGTAAGATGTGTATGGACGAATCTATGCCAAGAAACTCAGAGAGTCAGATGTTGTCTCAGACGGTAAAATGGATGAGAGATAATACTCCAGATATAAAATTTCTGTATACTTGGGCAGATGGTATTGTAGGCAAGCCTGGCTATGTCTATCAATCTGCCAATTTTTTACATGGGGGGTTTATATGGAGCGATGTATATGTCACCGACAAAGGCGAGAAAGTTCACTTTAGAACTATACAAAGAAAAATGAAAAAGGAAATGGGCCGTGATGATTTAAAGTATGGGCCAAGACCAAATGATGAAAAAATGGGCGAGTTAGGTTTTTCCAGAGTGTGGGGAAAACAATTTAGATATATCTATCCGATAACCAAAAAAGATAGAAAGTATATGAATAGAAATTCTACTTGTGAATGGGATATGAATTATCCCAAAGATGCGGATCTAGAATGGAAGATCAAACGCCCAGGCGAAACTAGCTATACTATTAGTTCTGAAATGCCTTTTATACATAGTAAGGATGTGGAACATAATAAAAATAATATCGCAAGATATAAAGCAGAAAATAGTTTAGATAATTATTTATAGGAGATGATAATGGATATTGAAGATACTTTTGGAGCAGATTTCGAATTTTCTTATGTAGAAGGCGAAAACGGCAGAGATGGAATGAGAGTAAGCATGTCGGTTGATGCTTCTGATATGTGCATCGGAGATGTTTTAGAACGAGTTGAACAATTTTTAATTAGTTCTGGCTATGACTTTATTAAGAGAGGAACATTGCGATTAGATAATCATAACGGCAAGACATTTTGTAGCGAAGATGTTGGCTGGTTTTCTGGAGACACAAACTTATTTCCAGAAGATGATGAAGGCGTAACATCTTTAAAAAAAGTTAGCCAAGATCAAAACATTTTAAAAAGTGTTTTGGAAGAACTAAAACGAAAAGATAATATTGATATTGCAGAAAGAATGTCTGGTATAGATAGAACTGCAAAGGTAGTTGATCTTGGGAAATATCAAGAAAAGAAAGAAGGAGAAGATATCCTATTTGCTGTATCTACAGAATACGAACATATAAGCCCTGGCGGTGAAACTCCAAACTGGAGTGATTATGATGTTAGTGTTACTATTGAAGATATAAGTATGGATTTTTCTAAACACGAATTAGAAGTTGATGAAGATGATAATATTATAGAAACAGAAAAGGATTAAACATGGCATTTAAATTATCAAATAGATCAAGAGTTAAATTAGAAGGTGTCCATCCAGATATGGTCGCAGTCGTAGAACGTGCTATTGAATTGACTTCGGTTGATTTTGGAGTCACATATGGTGTTCGGACAGTTGAAGAACAAGAAAAATTAGTGGCGTCTGGCCGTTCTCAAACTATGAAGTCAAAGCATCTCATTCAAGATAGCGGTTATTCACATGCGGTTGATGTTGTAGCTTACGATGGATCGGATGTTGTGTGGGAAATTAATGTGTATGATAATATTTGTGACGCATTCAAGCAGGCAGCAGAAGAAAAGGGTGTCGCAATTAAGTGGGGAGCAGCATGGTCGGAAGGTGACATTCGTTCTTATGCTGGTACTGCAGAAGATGCAATGAATGCATATGTCGATTTGCGTCGATCACAAGGACGTAGACCATTCATCGATGGGCCACACTTCGAACTAATAGTGTGACAAAAATACCATGTGCATTAAAAAGTTGAAAAACTGTTGACGCACATGGAAAACTATGTTATAAGTATACTTGTAATTGTTGATACGATTCAACATACATACTGGACTTGGGGGCAGTACCCAACGCCTCCACCATAGATACACTATTAACAAAACAGCCGTGGCTGGCTCGCTAGACAATCCTAGGTTTCTTGTTCGTTAGGGAAAAAAGCTATAGTGTATCTTTGATGGGGGCGAACTAGGATCGACAGGTGTGTAGAGATGAGAGTAGATTACCGTGTTGGCCTACGTTATTCAGCCACAAACTACAAATGCAAACGATAATTTTGCACCATCTGAGTTTGCTCTAGCAGCATAACCACAGGGGGTTGGTCACTCACCTAGCAACAGAAGTAGTGACATTTTAATTTATAAGAATTTTAACAAAGGAAATACAGAAATGAAAACTCTTATTACAGCAAGTGTTATTGCACTTGGTTTGGCAAGTTCGGCCGCAGCGATTGAATTGGGAAATGGTCTATCATTAGACAGCGAATTTAAAGCAGAAAGAAATATGGAAACAGAAACAAATGCTTTGACATTTGAAACTGATTTGACATGGAATTTTGGTATTGCTAATGTAGAAGTTGGCCCAAATATTATGGATCTAGAAGATATTGAATTTACAGGTATGGAGTACGAAGTAACACTTCCAGTAACTTCAGTAACTGGTTTGGAAGTATATACAAAAACCACTACAGATGATGAGTGGGGAATGGGTGATATCAGCATTGGTGCATCATTTAGCTTCTAAATAGTTGTAGGGTTGCTCCTCAATCAGCACGCTTCCCCCCATGGTTAGGGGGAAATTTACACAAACACACAGGAGAGAATTATGATTAATGATTGGACAACCAACTACTGGATTGACCATATCCAGACTACAAAGAAAACAATGGTTGATACATTGGTAAAAGACGAAAAATTGTCTGCGCCACTAAAGGCCTTTATTGAAGCCCAAACAACATTCACAAAAGTTGCAGTAAAATCTATGAGTGATTTTGCAAATGCAACTGGTGATGCCTTTGTGAAGGGGATGAAATAATGGCTAATAAAAATCCTTTTGAAATCAGGGCAGATATGCTCAAACTCGCCAAAGACTATATGGATAGTCAATATCATATGAATGTTCAGTTGATGAATGATATGTATGAGCAGGGTAATAAAACTTATGAAGAAGTCCAAGATGCATATAAAATGTACTCTATGGAAGAACTTATGGTCAAGGCTAAAGAATTGTATTCTTTTGTTTCTAATAAAGATTAAAAACTAGCGTGAAACGCAGATGTTAGGTATTAATGTTTCATATATATTAGTATCGTTATGTATTTCTATATTGAGTAATCAAAAACGGAAAAGTATATTTGAATATAAATTTATGCCTAACATCTACAATAGTGAAATGAGGTTATAATGC